TCTCCCGGATGTTGTACTTGGTGCCCAGCTCGTCGATGAACCGCTCGATAAAGCCGTAGTGCACCACGTTGCCCTCGGTAGTCATGAGGTGCCCCTGTTTCTCCCACAGGTCGTAGTTCACGTGATCCCTTCGCACCCGCAGGTCGATGTTGTCCTCCGGAATCCAGAAGTACGGGAGGATCTCATATTTGCCGTCCTCATCCTCCGGCGGGAACACCAGCACGAACGCGGTGATGTCGGTGGTGCTGGAAAGGTCCAGTCCGCCGTAGCACGTTCGCCTTTCCAGCCGCTTTTCGTCCACAGGGAACGCGCAGGCGTCCCACTTGGCCATGGGCATCCAGCGCACCGACTGCTTCACCCACTGGTTGAGCCGCAGCTGCCGGAAACTGTTCTCCTCGGCGGGGTTCTGCTTCGCGCTCTCGCAGGCGGCTTTGACTTTGTCTATGCCGACGGTAATCCCGAGCGATGGGTTTGCCTTCTTCCACACTTTGGGGTCGGTCCAGTCGTCTTCCTCCGCCGCGCCGTAGATCACCGGGTAGAAGGTCGGGTCGTGCTTTCTTCCCTCCAAAATGTCCAGCGCCTTCTGATGGGTCTCGTAGCAGATGCTCTGCGTGTCCGTCCCCGCCGTGGTGATGAGGAAGTACAGCGGCTGCATCCGCGCGTCGCCCGAGCCCTTCGTCATGACGTCAAAGAGTTTCCGGTTGGGCTGGGTGTGCAGTTCGTCAAACACGACGCCATGGATGTTGAACCCGTGTTTGGAGTAGGCTTCCGCGCTCAGCACCTGATAGAAGCTATTGGTGGGGAGATAAATGAGCCGCTTGGTAGATGCCAAGAGCTTCACGCGCTTGGACAGCGCCGGGCACATGCGCACCATGTCCGCCGCCACCTCAAACACGATGGACGCCTGCTGCCGGTCGGCCGCGCAGCCGTACACCTCCGCCCGCTCCTCGTGATCCGCGCAGGTGAGAAACAGCGCCACCGCCGCGGCGAGTTCTGACTTGCCCATCTTCTTGGGAATCTCCACATAGGCGGTGTTGAACTGGCGGTAGCCGTTGGGTTTCAAAACTCCGAACAGATCCCGGATGATCCGCTCCTGCCAGTCGATGAGCTCGAACGGCTTGCCCGCCCAGGAGCCCTTGGTGTGGCGCAGCGCCTGGATGAAGGCGACGGCATAGTCCGCGGCGGCCTTGTCGTACACCGAGTCCTTCGCCAGAAACGGCGTCGGGCTGTACTTTTTCAGCTTCCGCGTCGTCGTCACCTCCAATAAAAAAAGACCGCTTGGGTCTTGCATCCGTTACGAGGAACAGCCCCCAAACGGGAGCGTTCCGGTTGGTCTGGTCTTAAGGTTTCAGTTCCGGGTGCGGGGTTTCGCCGTCCCATCGGATGGTGTAGCGCACCTCGGAGGGCTCGCCAGGCTCCCGGGTGATCACCCGCAGGTCGCCCTCCATCGCCCGGTAGACCCGGAGAATCTCCGCGCCCTCGGGCAGCTGGCGCCGGATCTCGGTCATCTGTTTCTCGGTCATAGTTGGTTCCTCCTCTCGGGCGGCAGCTCCGGCTCAGCCGAAGCACACCGCGCCGTCTTTGTGGGTGAGGGTTTCGGGTTCGCAGCCCACCGGCTCACACTTATCGGCGGAGGCGATCCAGCGGGTGCCGTCGTTGTAGAAGAGGCGGAGGATGGGGTCGCCGGTCCCCTCGTGAAAGCCGGCCACCTTGGCAAGAACCCCGAAGTTGCGGACCGTCTGGCCCGGCTTGAGCGTGTTGGTCATAGGGAAAACCTCCTTGGAAAATGGTGTGTGCCTTTCGGCACGTACATAATCGCTCTATTCTCCCATGAACGCAAGATATGTGTTGGATAACTCTGCGCTATCCCATCTCCCCAGTTAGAATCAGCCGCGCGTAGGCCCGGCGGTCACTCTCGATGAAATCCACCAGTTCGTAGAACCCCCTGTCAAACGCGATGCGCTGGACGGCGCGGGTATCCAGCATGTTCACCTGCCCCTCCGCGCGCACCGCCATGAGCTGCTCCACAGAGATGGACGGGACTTTCTCGATCCGATCCACGCCGTAGACCGCGCCCAGGGTAACGCCCGTCCGCCATTTCACAAAAACCGTGGCGGTGTCGTCCACATCGGTCACTTCCCCGAGGGTGCCCGGCGGGATCTCCGTATAGGGGTCGGAGATGGATACGCATCGCACCGTCGTGCCAATGGGGTACGCCCGGCGCACTTCCTCCACCTGGCGCTTATCGGGAAAGATCATCGTCCGCTGCCTCCTTTCGCGGTTCGTCCTTCCAGGCGGAACTGCCCGAAAGGCCCGAGAGCAGAACCTTTCGCGCAGTTTTGTACGCATCCCCAATCATCCCGATGGAAAGCAGGAAGCACCGCATGGCGTACTTGGGATTGTCCGGGAGTGCCTTCTCCGTGGCCGTGACGCGCTTCTTTTCAAGCGCCGCCTTGCACAGAAGGCTCACCAGCGCAGCGTAGGCATGGGCGTGATCGCCGTCCGTCCTTTGAAACCACGGGAACCGGATGGTCTCCGCGCCTACCTGAATCGGCAGTTCCCCCGCGCCCAGCGCCAGCTTCAGGAGCGGCGCCTTGGCGGCCACCATCCGGGTGAGGTTGTTAAGCTTCTCCGGCGTAAAGCCTTGAAGCGGTACCTCGATGGCCAAGCGGTCGGGCGCGTCCGGTTCATCCGCTGATGCAGCATCCACTTCTTCTGTCCAAGCTTCCGCCTGCTTCAGCATCTCCGCCGTGGGCGGCTCACTGGGATCCGCGTACCGCCCGGGGTGATGCGGGTCGATGTCCGGTTCCGCGCCCTCGTATTCCTCGCCGATCGGTTCAAAGCCGTGCGTCGCCCGAAGCGCCATGACCAGATCCCGGTCGTCCGGGCCGGTGAGCTCGCCCGTCTTGGAGAGGGTGTAACCCCCAATCTGGTACGCCGCGCTGGGCATCCCCAGATACTTTGTCGGCGCGTTCAACGCGCTGCTGACGGCCCCGGCCAGGGATTTGCGCCGGTCGCCCGTGACATCGAAGTTGATTTTCATGGTGGAAAACCTCCTTTGCTTCTTTGGCAGGTACATATATGACTCAGAAGCACAGGATTATCAAGTGTTTTTTTCACGTAGAAAAGGGAGCCTCATTCCGAAGCTCCCTTTATGTCATTCGCGCAGGCTGACCAGATCATAAAGGTTTCCCGTTTGGACGTCGCAAGTGTGCCGTTTCTTGCACCAGCAGGCCAACCTTCTTTTTACCTGCGCAGCAACATCCCCTCCGTCTACTTCAGCGATTCTGCGACTCTGATGAGTTCTGCGCGGGTCGCGTTGTTCGCCAAGATAGAATAGTCGATGTAGCTAAACGTGTCGACGCCCATGCCATCCCAATACTGATCCGGGTAGGAGTAGCCCTCTATTTCTGGAATGCGTGCGATCATCGCAATGTTTCGGTGATCTGCGGAGCCGATGAGAAGCGCGTGCTCCATTCCGGGCACTTCAAGCGCCTCGTAGGTTTCATCTTCATTGACGCCAAAGGTATAATCATTTATTTCCACGGACGACAGATTCGCGTAGACGCTCAGATAGGATCCATCCGTCGCCCGGAAATCTACCGAATAATCACTCACGAGGGCATCGAGGCCTGCGTCAAATCGGATCTTGGTCAAGGTTGCGCCCATATCCAGTTCCTCCGTTTCGACAGTCGCGCTGTCGAGGACATCCGCCGTGAAGTAGAACCTGCAATACGCGGCTTCGAACGTGTAACCATCCGGCGCTTCCTCCATTAGCAAGAAAGGTGTTCCGCTCTCGCGCAGAAAGCTGTTCAGCGCGGTGAGGGAGGAGAACGTTTTTTGACTGGGCTGTCCCGTCCCGTCGCCCTCCGGCCAGCGAATGCTCCAGAATTCGGTCTCCGGCTGGCCGTCCCAAATCGTCTGCTCGTATTCGGAGCGGGCCATGGCTTCCGCCGCGCCGGACGGGGCCGGGGTCGGGGTCGCGTAGGGTCCCTGCGGCAGGTTTTCGGATACCTGCCTACCCGTCCAGTCAATTTCACCGCTGAAGTACCCGGCGGCGAGCGCTGTGCCAATCAAAAGGGTCAATACCGCGGCGGCAACCAGGATCGACGTGCCAATCTTATGCCTTTTCTTCATAGGGTCCTCCTTTAATCCGTTCAGTGTGTCCGTCACGCGACAATGGAAACCCTTGGGTGTAGGGGGAAAGGGGTCGCTCATCCGAAATTTATCCATGCCGTTCATCCTCCCGTTCCATTCGTTCCCGCAGCCGTCTGCGCCCCTGATGGAGCCGCCACTTGACGGTTCCGGCGGGAATCCGAAGAAGCTCCGTAATTTCCTCGACCGGGTATCCCTCCACGTAGTGAAGTACCATAACGAGCCGCAACTTCTCGGAAAGCCCATCGAGTGCCGCGAGCGCAACGGTTCCTTCCGCTTCCGGCACGGATGCTGACTCTGCCACCTCAAGGGGCACCGTCATCGGTCTGCGCCTGTGGAGATTTCTGCATTCATTAATCAGGATGCGTACGAGCCATGTGTCAAAGTACCGAAGCTCTCGCAGGGAATCCCGATTTTTCCACGCGCGCAGAAGCGCCTCCTGCACGGCGTCCTCGCAGTCCGCGACGGAGCGGAGCATCGTGCGCGCCACGCGGTAGAGCTTTCGCTCGCAGGCTGCGGCTCGCGCCGCGAACGCCTCCCTATCCATCATCGTCTTTCTCCCATCTTCGATCGGCCGATCTGCTTGTTAGACGCATCTTCCCACATGCAGGTTGGGTTTCATTGGCAAAATTAATTAATAAGGAATCAAAACGCGGAAGCGCAGGATTATCAAGTGTTTTTTTCGCGTAGAAAAAGGAGCCTCATTCCGAAGCCCCCTCCGCGTTTTTCACAAAAGCCGCCCAGATGACAAACCCTTCCCGGTCGGGGACAACCAGCACCCCGTCCCTTCGCCCGCGCTGCCGAACCAGCACGCAGGGAAGCGCGCCGCCTTTTTGCGTGCGGCAAAGCGGCGCCCATTTTTCAAGGAACAGGCGCTCCACCGTCATGTCCGTGATGAAATTCTCATAGTCGATTTGCGGGAGCACGACGCGTCCCACGAGGACGAAGGGCTTTTCATCGGTCAGCAGATGGAGTCTGAGCAGGTGTTCGATCCGGGAAGGGTACTTCACAAAGTAGGTGCGTCTTGTCAATCCGCGCCGCTCCACTCCAGAAGGAACTTCACCGCGTCGTAAAACCCCGCCCGGTAGTAGTACCGCGTCTCCTCGCCCGTCTGGACGCCAAGTGCGTTTTCAAGCTCACGCAGGAGCGGCCTCTGTTCCTTTGAAAGCGTCGCTGCCAGCCGTTCCTTCTGTTCTTCTGCTTCCGATACCGCGTCCGTCACCGCCTTCGGCGCGTCCGCGCCCAGGTCGTTGATTCTCTGCGTCACAAAGTCCGATATCGCGCGCATCAGTTTCTCATCCATCTCTCCGCACCCACCTTTCCGTAGTGGGTCTATTGATTGCTCCGATTGAAGAAAATAGCAAGCGTTCCGTCCTGGGTGTCTTTGATAAATCTTAAG